GTGATAACCTAAATAGGGGTCAAGCGCTGAGCCCGGTTCCCACGCTGCCGGTCGCTGTCGAGCATGGAAATAATATATTATTTTATATTATTGTTATTAAGTTTTAATAATGTTATACTATACACGTAAACTATTGAACAGGAGGTAACATTATGGCAACCAGACAGCAACTGATTGCGGCACTACGATGCGAAATAGACTGCAGCGAGTGTGCCTATTCTGATGTGAAGCATGGTGGCTGCGACAAATGGGGCATGCGCTGCGACGCTGCCGATGAGCTTGAAGCTGCAGAACCGCGAGTGGTACAGTGTCGCGAGTGTAGAAAGTGGGATGGTCTTGATCACTGTTGTATGAGATTTTTGATTACTACCGCTCCACAGTTCTATTGCGCCGCTGGTGAAAAAAGAGATGAAAGTGAGGTTATGACATGACTAAGAAATCAACAACGCAGACTCCGGTCGCGATTGTCTCTCTGAGCATCGATCGCGATCTGCTGAACCGGCTCGACGATCAGGCAGAATTCGAAGATCGCACCCGGTCCAAGATGATCACGCGCATGATCGAGTTTTATCTCGAACGAAAGCATTATGAAGCGCTTGACGTCAATGTTTCGAAAGTGTGGTGATCCTGATGGCAAAGAAGAATGTTCTGAAGCATGATCCCGCATGGTACACACCGTCGCACACGCTTTCGAGCGGCGTCAGCTCGTCCGAGCTGCGCGCCGAGTATAAGCGGCTGCGCGACGTCGCCCGGCATAGGCTCAGGTCGTTCGAATCCTCTGAGGGCGGCTATTGGAAGGGATCCGAATCGCACATGCAGCTGAAAGAAGCGTATCAGGGCGGCGCGATGCGCGGGCTGTCCGATCAAGAGATCGCTATGAAGCTGTCGGATCTGTCTCGAACGCTCAGTGATTACCGATCATCGGTCTCGACGCTGCGGTCGCAGCGTAATCAGGCGCTCGAAACGCTGCAGCAAAGCGGGTATGAATTCGTGACTAAAAAGAATTATAAGGAGTTCGGCGAGTTCATGCGCGAGTACCGCGAGAAGAAGCTCGACCGGATTTATGATTCCGGTGACGCTGCAGAAACCTATCGCGCGATCCGCGACAAAGGTCTGACGCTGAAGTCGATCCGGCGCGATTTCGATTTCTGGATCGAGAACCGCGACGTGCTCGACAACATGACCATGAGCAAGGGCAAGTCGGCACACAGTGCAGCTGCTTATCGTAAGCGCATGAAGCGCATCATTCAATGACATGTTAAAAGAAAAGATCATCACCGTTGACGAATTCAAGATCACCGACATTACCCGCCGAACGAAGCTCTTAAAGCGCCCGGCGGGTAATCCGGCGTGCCGTGGAAAGAACAAGCGCCGGTACAAGGATCTTATCACAGCGTTCGATATCGAAACCACGTCTATTGACGAGATCCGGCAGAACGTCATGTACATCTGGCAATGGTGCTTCTATTGGGATCAGGATAACTATTTTGTTGTGATCGGGCGCACCTGGTCCGAATTTTTGACGCTGTGCGAAAAGATCGCCAAGGCGCTCTCCGACGATGTGTATATCGTCGTGTTCGTTCATAACTTATCATATGAATATCAGTATTTGCGCGGCGTCTATCAGTTCGATCCTGAAACCGTCTTTGCGATTGATCGCCGGAAGATCATGAAATGCGACATGCTGCAGCATTTTGAATTCCGATGCTCATATTTGCATAGCAATATGAGCCTGGACCTGTATACGAAGAAATTCGGCGCGATCCATAGGAAGCTGTCCGGCGACGAATTTGATTATGACAAGCGCCGGTATTGGTATACGCAGCTGACCGACCGCGAACTGCAATACTGTATTAACGACGTAATCGGTCTCTGTGAGGCCCTGGTCAATGAGATGACCGCCGACGGTGATAATCTGTACACGCTGCCGTTGACGTCGACCGGCTATGTCCGGCGCGACGCGAAACGTGCTATGCACGAAGTCAACCATATGTTCGTCAGGCAGCAGCTGCCGGATCTGCCGACATATCAATTATTGTCGGAGTGTTTTCGGGGCGGAAACACCCATGCAAACCGTTATTATGCGAACATCACGATCGGACAATATGAGACAGTCAAAAGCGCTGACCGGTCGAGCAGCTATCCGGAAGTGCTGATCAATCACTTATATCCTATATCGAATTTTATCATGCAGCCGGGTCCGATGGCGTTTGAAAAGTTTATGGGTTATATGGATCATAACCGCGCAATCATCTTCCGGGTGAAGCTGTGGAATGTTCGGTTGAAAGATCCATATTGGGGTGCGCCGTATCTGTCCCGGCATAAATGCCGGAATCTGCAATGCGGAACAAACGATATTGACAACGGGCGAGTGCTGCGTGCTGCCTATCTCGAAACGTCTTTCACCGACGTGGATTTCCGGATCTTCCTCGATGAGTATGACGCCGATCAGATCGACGTTTTTGACGTTGCGACGGCTCGTTATGGTAAGCTGCCGGCGAAGCTGCTCGACGTCGTGCGTGATTACTATGTCCGCAAGACAGCGCTGAAAGACGTTCCCGGTTCGGAAATCTTATACGTTAAATCAAAGAATAAGCTGAATTCGATCTACGGTATGATGGCTCAGAATCCCGTGAAACGCTCAATAAAAGAGATCGGGAACGAGCCGGTTGATCATGTGCTTGACGATTATAATTATTACCGGATCGCTGACGGCTTTGCAAAATGCATGGTCGGCGACGAATCCGGTTACGCTGAGGTTGATGAAGATGACGCAGACATTCTGGAAAAATATAATCGCAGGGCGTTCCTCTGCTATCAGTGGGGTGTGTGGACCACTGCATGGGCGCGGTATGAATTGGAAGAAGGTCTGAAGCTCGCACACGCTGACGGTGCAGCGTTCGTATACGCTGACACCGATTCGGTCAAATATATCGGTAATATTGATTGGCGCAAGTATAACGAGCAGAAGAGACGTCTGAGCACGAAGAACGGTGCATACGCTGATGACATTCACGGTATCCGGCACTATATGGGCGTGTATGAATTCGAGGGATCCTATAAGCAATTCCGAACCCTGGGTGCCAAGAAATATGCATATGTGACAGAGGACGATCAGCTGCATATCACGATCGCCGGCGTGGGTAAATCAAAAGGCGCTTCGGAGCTTGCTGAGAAAGGCGGTATTGATGAGTTTCGTGAGGGGTTTATATTCGACGCGAAACATGGCGCTGCCGGTATTGAAGCGACATATAACGATCACCCGGCTATCAACGAGTATCAGACGCCGGACGGAATCACGATCCCGATCACAAGCAATATATACATGTCATCGTCGACGTATATCGTCGGGCTGTCCGGTGATTTCTCGCGGCTGCTGAACGGCATTCAATTATTTGCGACAGATGATCTATAATGATTGACATTTGAAACAGCGTTCGATATACTTAGTATAGAAAGTATATACTTAAGTATAAGGACGCTTTTAATTATGCTGAAAAATGTTGATGTTAAAGATTTCATCAAGCTGCTCGACGATCAGGTCGATACTGCAATTTATGTTTGGGGCGGTGACGGTGAGGATCTCTGCCAGATGACGGATCCTGTTAAATGGATCTCAGGGAAAGAAACAAGTGCGACGAATTATAAACGCGCTGTTAATCTGTTCGAGAAACGTCTCGCCGCCGGCAAGAATCCGATCAGGGCGTTTGACTGTTCCGGGCTTATATACTGGGCGTTGAGAACATTGGGGATCCTTAGCAAAGACATATCAAGTCGAGGGCTGTATCGGGAGTGCCGGGTGATCGACAAGTCGGATCTGCAGCGCGGCGATCTTGTATTCATCTATGACGATGAAGCCGGTGAGATTGTACACGTCGGCGCATACGTCGGCGACGGTTATGTGATTGACGCCCGGGGACGTGATACCGGTGTCGTTCGGACAAAGCTTGCGTCGCGTAAGTTCAACCGCTTCGGACGGCTGCCGGGCGTGTTCATTGATCACCCGGATGTCCCGGATGGCTGCCATGTTCTGCAAGTCGTCGGCGGGCGTGTGCATGTTCGTGCGGGTGATAATAAATATACGAAGAAGCTGCTAACCGCGCACCGGGGTGATATCTTTCCGATTGTCGGACAAGGCGTCTCGGGGTGGTGGGAGATCGAATACGTTCCGGGTCAGACCGGGTATATATCGAACAAGGCAAAGTATACGAGGGTGGTGATTCCTGATGAATGATTTTGATTTACCATCAAAGCTCGCCGAGATGTCGACAAACATCAAACTGATTCTTAAGAATCAACAGGATCATGAAGAGCGATTGAGATCGCTCGAACAGAAACCGGTCCGTCGATGGGATTCATTGATCACCGGGATCATAACCGGCATTATCGGCGTCGTGATCGGGATATTAATTAACGGGGGTGCTGCAAAATGACTAAAGAGAATTGGAAAGAGTTTATGATCGCAGCGCTGATCAGAGCGCTGCGCACGTTCGCGCAGGCTGCGATCGGCATGATCGCCGTCGGCAGCGCGTTCTCTGATGTGAATTGGATCCAGGTCCTATCAGTTTCCGGAGTGTCTGCGGTTCTGTCGATCCTGACGTCGATCGCGACCGGACTGCCGGAAGTTAAGAAAGCGGGTCTTTGATCTTTTCTTCCCGCTAAGCCCGCTGACCATAGCGGGCTTATTTAGTTATTAAATTTTAATAACTTATCATTGACAAATCAATATGTACTGTGGTAATATAATACTGCGCCTGGGAACCAGGAACGCAGAAAGGAAAGAAAAGAAATGCTGAACATTATCAAATCCGGCAAGCCGGACGGAACCGAACTGACCAAACAGGACCTTTACTATCTGACTAAGGCCCCGAACTCCCAAAAGATGAGCTTCGCTGACGGCAGCAAGCTTGAAATCTATGCCTGGTGCATCTACTCCGATAAGACCGAGGACGGTGACGAACGCGAGATCTTCGCCCTGCGCACGCCTGAGGGCGAGGTATTCGCGACGAACAGTCCGACGTTCATCCGGTCGATGTATGACATCCTTGACGTATTCGATCCGACCGAGATCCATGCGATCCTTGTCTGCTCTGCGCAGAGCAAGGCGGGCAGAACCTTCTATACGGCGGTATACGCAGGATGAACATCTATCAGGAAAGCGGATATCTTGACATCCGGGAGATTCTCAAGCAGAATCTCCCTTTTAACTTTATAATCGGAAATCGTGCTTGCGGCAAGACATACGGCGCACTGGAAACCGCTGTCGAGGATGGGATCACGTTTTTGTTTATGCGCCGGACCCAGGCACAAGCCGACATCATCAATAAGCCGGAATTCTCGCCGTTTAAGGTGTTGAATGTGGATAAGGGGTGGACAGTGGGGACAAGTCCGATCACCAAATATAATTCGGCGTTCTATGAGATGCAAGAATCCGACGGCAAGCTGACGCCGGTCAGCGGTCCGATCGGTTACACGGCAGCGCTGTCGACGTTCTCGAATATTCGAGGATTCGACGGCTCGGACATAAAGCTGCTTATCTATGACGAGTTCATCCCGGAGAAGCATGAGCGCCCGATCAAGGGTGAAGCGACTGCATTCTTTAATACTTATGAAACGGTTAACCGCAATCGGGAGCTGACCGGACAGCCGCCGCTGCAATGTCTATGCCTTGCGAACGCTAACGATCTGGCAAACCCGATCTTTCTCGAATTGAATCTTGTGCGACGCTGTGAAAAGATGCGTGCAACAGGACAAGAGGTGTATATCGACCGTAATCGTGGGATCGGGCTTTTCATTCTGCATGACAGCCCGATCGCCAAGAAGAAAGCGCAGACCGCTCTTTACAAGATGGTAGGAGACGGGCAGTTTTCGCAGATGTCACTGGGCAACGATTTCTCAATGGAAGAACGCAGCCGAATCGAATCGCGCAAGATCGCGGAGTATAAGCCGCTTGTGATGATCGGCGAGCTGACGATCTTCCGACACAAGTCAAGGCGTGAATATTATGTTGCGGCATGCAAAGCCGGCGGCTGCCCGGTGTTCGGGACCGGAGACGTCGAACGCGCACGATTCCGGCGGGCATACGGTAACATATGGTTGGAATATCTGCGTGATCATATTATATTTGAAGAATATCTGTGTGAGATATTATTCAAAAAATACTATACTTGACAAAACATTTTATTATATATATATTATAGGTAAGGCGGCAGACCATATGCAGCTCCCGGAAGGAGTGGTCACGATCAGGCATGATCACGACGCCGCCTATAATTTTTATTAAGGAGAAAAGATCATGAACATCAACGACATTATCGCACTATCGAAAGCGGGATTCAATTCCGCGCAGATCGCGCAGTTGGCATTGGCTGAAGCGCAGCAGCCGGCGCAGCCGGCGCAGCCGGCACCCGCTCAGGATCCGGCACCGGCACCCGCACCCACACCCGCACCCGCGCCGGCACCGGCACCCGCACCCACACCCGCACCCGCGCCGGCACCGGCACCCGCACCGGATAATAAAGCGGATTTTGATGCGATCATGGCAGCGATCGGCGGTCTCAAACTGCAAATGCAGCAGACGGCGATTCAGACCGCGCAGCAGCCGGCGCAGCCGGCGAAGAGCGCCGACGATCTGATCGCGGCGATCATTAACCCGCCTGCGGCGGTGAATGATAAAAAATAATATGATAAGGAGTAAATAAGTATGGCAAACACTCTTACTATCGATCAGGTTTCGACCGTATTGAACGCGATTGTCGCGCAGGCAACCGGCAACGCCGCAATCGCAACGGCTGATACCAAAGATTTCGTTACCGTCGCGCAGACCGGTCTGCTCGCGGGGTATGATCCTTTGATCGGCGCGATCTCTCAGGTTCTGTCGAGAACGATCTTTTCTGTGCGTCCCTATACGCGCAAGTTCAAGAGCCTCGAAGCGGATTCGATCACCTACGGTAATCACGTTCGCAAGATCAATATCGCAGACAAGGCTGCGCAGAATGACGGCAGGCTGCCGCTGACTGACGGCGTGGCTGTTGATCAGCAGCAGGTCAGCAAGCCGACGATCCTGCAGACGAATTTCTACGGCGCTCAGACGTATGAGCGTCAGTATACGATCTTCAAGGATCAGCTCGATACTGCGTTCAGCTCTCCGGAAGAATTCGCAAGATTCATTTCGATGGTCGTTCAGAACGTGAGCGACATGATCGAACAGGATCATGAACAGTTTGCGCGACTGACCGTCGCAAACTATATCGGCGGCGTAATCGCCGGACCGAACGCTGCGAATCAGGTCGTGCATCTTCTGACCGAGTACAACACGGCGACCGGTCTGTCTCTGACGGCTACTACGGTACTGCAGCCGGCAAACTATCCCGGCTTCATCAAATGGGCGTTCGCAAGGATCGCGGCGCTGTCCGCACTCCTGACGGAGCGCAGCGAAGTGTTCCACACGAACGTCACCGGCAAGCCGATTCAGCGGCACACGCCCGAAAGCGAGCAGCGCGTCTATCTGTATGCACCGTCCAAGTTCGGCATCGAATCGCGCGTTCTGGCTGACACCTATCACGACAATTATCTGTCGATGGCGCAGCATGAAGCGGTTAATTTCTGGCAGGCGATCAAGACGCCGGACACGATCAACGTGAAGCCGACGTTCATGAAAGCAGACGGAACGCTGCAGACGCCGACGAACGCTGTCGTACAGGCGAACGTGTTCGGCGTGATCTTCGACCGCGAAGCCATGGGCTACACGACGGTCAACCAGTGGAGCAGCCCTGCGCCGTTTAATGCCAAGGGCGGCTACACGAATGTGTTCTTCCATTTCACGGATCGGCACTGGAACGATTTCACCGAAAACGGCATCGTGCTTCTGATGGACTAAGCCCGCTTGATCTCGGCGGCTCTGAACATAGGCGCGGCGGTTTTATAAGCCGCTGCGCCATTACTTTATAGAAAGGAAGAAAACATATGTCGTTCGCCGTTAAATTGTTTGAATTTCAAAAGCGTCACAATTCGACCAAAAGACCGCAAGGTGCAGAATGGTCTATCAATGGCGTTTTGCGTGACGGCAGCTCGCTGATCACGCCGACTATTGCGTTTGAATTCGCATCGGATTTCTCGCCGATGAGCAATAGCTACAACCTGAAATTCAATTACGCATATATTGCAAAATTTGCGCGTTATTACTGGATCACTGATTGGACCTACGAAAGCGGGCTGTGGATCGCCGCTATGAAAGTGGACGTCCTTGCCACATTCCGACCGCAGATCCTGGCAGCGGATGCGTTTGTGGCATATGATGAAACACCGAATACAGATATTGTAGACAGTCGATTGTCGATGCTGACCGCAAAGGCTATTAACTCTGAAATCGGCATGTTTTTAAAATTGGGACAGAACAGCACCGACGGAGGCGTCGTGATTGTGATGTGTACCGGTAAAAATTCGACGGCGGCGTTCGCTATGACGCCGACCCAGATTTCGCAGCTGATGAATAATGTCGTTACATGGGGCAATGCCACGTTCATCGATCCGAACAGTATGTATCCGGGAACGCCGAACGATACGGTCGGTGAAGCGATCTGGAATTCGTTGAAGGCATCTTGTGCGTGGTGGAAACGTGTGGCGGTTAATATTGGAACAAACGGTAATGCTGCTGAGAATATTCGAGCGGCGGTGCAGCTGCCTCTTGATATCAGTGACGTTTCCGGGAGCTCAATTCAAGTCATTCTGGGACAATACGAAACAAATATCTATGCAAAGAGGCTCAGCGACCGGGTGCTATATGACACATGTACGGTTGCTATTCCGTGGAGTTTTGTAAACGACTGGCGCAACAACGAGCCGTATACGGAGATATACCTTTATATTCCATATGTCGGCAACATCAAAATGCCGAACGGCATCCTGATCGGCGAGACCCATCTGCGAATTTATGCTACAGTAGATCTGTTATCCGGCGACGCGATCTTTCGCGTCTACGTGTGGCCGTCTGATAAGCTCATATCAACGTACACGGTTAATATCGGCGCAAGCTATCCGATCGGGGCGTCGAACATCAGTCCGGCGCAGACCGTGACAGGGCTTGCAGGAGCTGCGGGAGCGATCGCTGCGGGCGCTTCTAAAGGCGGGTATGCCGGCGCTGCGATCGGCGCTCTGGGAGCGATTCAGGGCGTCATGGCTGCGAACACGCCGAACAGCAGCAGCATCGGCGGCGGCGGCGGCGGCGCAACGCAGGGCTTGCCGGGTCAGTGTATTGTCACGGTGATTTCGCACGATGTCATTACGTCCACAATGGGCGCAGCTGCTGCGGCTGCAATCATGGGAACGCCGACCATGTGCGTGAAGCCCCTGGGCAACGTCGAGGGTTATCTCGAAACGCGCGGTGCTGCGATCAGCGGTAATATGACAGCGACAGAGCACGCCGAGCTGAACGCAATGCTTGACAGCGGAATCTATGTAGAGTTAGGGGGTTGATCATAATGAGTAATATCGGAATGGGCGCACCGTATGAATACGATTATATCAACGCGCAGACGCAGGCGGTCAGACCGTCGACCATGCACTTGCGCGATAATGGTATGCAGCGGTTCTTCCGAAAGTATCTGCTTGAAAAGGCATTCAGTGTTTTCGAGTGGAAACTGCCGGAAACGTGGTCAAGGAATTATTTCCTTTATGTTCTTTATTGTTGGGGGTATGTCGCCGTCATCAATACGGACAAGTTCGGCGTGATCCCGCAGGGCTGCGGGCTGCAGGGCTATAATGTCATGTATGATCCCACGACGGCGGTGATCTCGAATCCGCTGCTGACCGGGATCCTGACGCCGACGATCGGGCAGCAGTGCGAGCTGATCAAGCTGCAGCCGAACTACTCGGGCATTCTTGATATCGTCGATTTCTACGCAGACATGCTCGCGCTGTCGGCATCGACGGCAACGACGAACCTGTTCAATTCTAAGCTTGCGTATGTATTCGCAGCGCAGAACAAGAGCGCAGCGGAATCGTTCAAAAAGATGTATGATGATCTGGCGTCCGGTAATCCGGCGGTCGTGCTCGATAAGAATCTGTTTGATGACGACGGTAAGCCGAATTGGACGATCTTTAACCAGAACGTGGCGCAGACGTATATCGCCGGAACGATCCTTGACGATATGCGTAAATGGGAATGCCGGTTTGATACTGAAATCGGGATCCCGAATTCAAATACCGAAAAGCGGGAGCGGCTGATCACCGACGAAGTCCAGAGTAATAACGTCGAGGTCAAGTGCAAGGCGGCGCTCTGGCTCGAAACGCTTCAGGAGTGCGTCAAAAAGGTCAATGCTATGTTCGGGACTAATATATCGGTCGACTGGCGATTCAAGGATCAGAGCGCGTCTCAGCGCGTCTCGGAAGGCGGTGATATGAATGAGTAAGCTGTCTATCTTAGGATTGTATCAGTATGATCAATCGCTGTTTGACAATCTGCAGCTGCCGGCTGAATTCACGACCGATGACCGGGAGACGCTGATCAACAATCTGTTAATGGAATGCGCGGAATTCGAATGCGTCTATCCGGCGTTCGAGTTTTGCAAAGCGGCGATCGGATTCTGGAGCAAAGCCCGGCTGCATGTGTGGCAAAAGCTCTATAATACCATGTTCTTCGAATATAACCCGATCTGGAACAAGGATGGAACGGTCACCGAAACGAGGACCAAAGAGTATTCCGGCGAAAAAGCCGGTACCGTATCAAACACGAAAGAAGCTGAGACAGAACACAACGATGTTCACACTGTCACAGACATTTCGTCGGGTGAACAGGATTCGACCACCGAGAACAAGACGGCGGGGTTTAACTCAAACGACTATGCTAAGAAAGACAAGTCGACGAGCAGCGGATCCTGGTCCGAATCGGACACGGTCAACGATAGGCATATAATCACCGGAACCGATTCGGAAACCGGCAACACGACTGAATCCGGCACGTCGAGCGGCGAAGAGACTGAGGAATATTCTCGCATCGAACAAGGTAATATCGGCGTGACCAGTACGCAGCAGCTGATCAAGGAAGAACGTGAGGTTGCTTTATTTGAGATCGACGATGTTATTATCAATGATTTCAAGAAGCAATTTTGCATCTTAGTATATTAAAGGAGGAGAACAACATGATATTCGACAGATATCCCTACACGAATTTCCATGAAATGAATGACGATTGGATCATTCAGACGCTTCGAGAGTTCGAACGGCGGATCGACGAATTCGTCGTCGCGAATTCGCTGACATATGCGGACCCGATTGGGTATGACCCGCAAACACCGTACCCGGCAAACACTGTGGTTATCTATAACAATACGGCGTATGTATCTAAAGCAGCATCGACAGGTATTTTGCCGACGAATGCCGATTACTGGCTTTTGATCTTCCCGTTCGGCGATCTGATCAACGAAGCTGTCAATGCAGGCGTCGCTGCAGGCGTCGCTGATCTGACTGCGCAGATCGACGAATATCTGACTGCTGCCGGAAATCAGATTGCGGCTGCGATCGCTGCGATCCCGGCAGACGTCGCATCATGGTTGACAGAGCACCCGGAAATAACAACGACCGTACAGAATGCGTCTATCGGATTTCCAAAACTGACTGACGAATTACAAAACGTACTGCTTGTCGACCATTATACCGATCATGATGTTTCGGGACTTGCGCAAGGCGATTTCACCCAGGGAACAATCAATACAACAAATGGCGCAGATGCGTCTGCAGCAAATGTGTGCAGAACGGATTATGTCACATTTGAAACCGGTATTGTGATTATCCGAGCGGCGATCGATTATATCGTAAAAGTATACAAATACACACTGTCCGGACAATTTGTCAATGTAACACACTGGAGCGTTACCGATCAGTGGGATGCATTTGTCGCCGAAAGTGGCTACAAGTATCGCTTCACGATTATGAAAGATGACGAAACCAATTTCACGCCGAGTGATCTGCCGGCAGGCGCTATCTTCTACTACACATATCTTTCGAAATACGCAAAAGAGTTCGCTCTTCTCAATGACGAAATCAAACGTGGCTATTCATATGCTGATGATTGGGAACGTGGCAATATTCTGACAAACGGTGCATTGCAAAACAGCACAACAAAATTGCGTTCAAGTCATTTCTATGATATTGGCGGTAAAACGATAACGGTTTCTTGCAACCCGGCTGTCGCAGCAAGTACGTTAAAGCTGAATATCTTCAAGTACAATTTTGACGGGACATTCGTAAGCACTGTGCCATTCGTGCAAAGCATATACTATCCGAGATCTGTCGCATTGGATTCCGGATATGTATATAAATTTGTTTGGACCGATTCCACAAATGCTACGACATACGCCTCTGATATTGCCATAAAGTACCCCAATGAGATTGAGTATGTCCCGACACTGATCGGATCCGAAATTCACAAAGCTGCATACGATCTCGGCACAGCTGACGCACTTGTTAGGGCAGAAAAGCGCAATCCGTTCGCATTTGCGCCTTTTGAACGGGGGTTTGTTTCATTCATTTGGGATGATCTGCGATCTGATATCGACCTTGTCGCTTCTATCTTTGCGGAATACGGTTTCCCGATTGATATCGCTGCGATACCGGCAAATTTGTCTAATACTGCTTCGGGTTTGCAAACAGCGTCACACGGTTACACAGTCGGCATGACGATGCAAGAGGTATGTGAACAGGTTGTTGCTGATGGTGGTGAGATCATGGCGCACACTGGGTCCATCGTCACAAGCGAGAATCAGTATGATTATGACTTTATGTATGATCATTATGTTGAACCCAAAAAACAACTTGAACGTGCCGGTTTCAATATTCGCGGGTTCATGCGGGTCGGTGGTGGCACTGTCACGCACACAGCCGAAATTGAGAAGTGGCTTATCGGCAACTATGAGTATTCAAACGATGGCGTCGCCGTAAACTACCGCCAGGACAGAGTCACGATTGATACCGATCTAACCACTCTGAAAGCGAGAGTATTAGAGGCTAAAACAAATCATACCTGGGTTCGATTCATGTGCCATCAGCTGTGGTCGACTGAGAACCAGGGTATCACAGAAACCAACCTGCGAGCGCTGCTCGATTACATCGTCGAAATTGGGCTTGATGTTGTCACATATGCCGACGTATTTGATGATTACAGCAGCAGCCAATTCTTGCAGTCGTAACACATTGTATCTGATATAGGCGGGCGGCATGCCCACCTTTTCTTTATGCCCGTTGAAATAATATATTATTTCCATGCTCGGCAGCGACCGGCAGCGTGGGAACCGGGCTCAGCGCTTGACCCCTATTTAGGTTATCAC